TGGCCTTTTTGTGCAATAATAGGCTTTTCTAAGAAAAGTCTAATATCTTGCGTAAACATATCACTAGAAGAATCTAATAAAACTTCTGGAGTATACTGAGGCTTAGGAACTTGGACTGTAACTAAATTTGCATCAGTATGAAAAGTTGTAGTTGAAACAGGTTCATTAGAATTCATTCCATCAACTACAGTTGGAACGAAAGCATTGTTAGCAGAATCGGCTTCTACTGGGCCTTGGTTGGCAGCAAGTGGGTATTCTAAAATGTGATGTCACTTATCATTCACATTCGTACTTTACATTCTCTGACTTCAATGGGAATGCCATCATCCCGTATGATAGTAAGCTTAAATAAGCAAGGATTTTAATGTTGTAAAGCAGTTCGCGCTTCTATGGTGTAAAGCTTCTTTCCACGCAAAAGGTATCCAGAACAACAAGTTGGTTTCAATTTTCTTTATACTCAAAATTGAAAAAACATAAATTGACTACAATTATTTTGAACGGCATCTAGAATAATTTTTAACGTCTATAATCTAATTAGACAGTGTTAACTAGTAAAAACTTTCCAATTGTAGTGCCATCTGTCGTCGTTTATGCCAAGGCAATAACAAAGGACTACTAAAGACGTGTTGTGGATATTGTATTTGCGCTTCTCGTATAATCCGAGGCGCATACTCATCCCAAACTTCTTTATTATGTAAGGAAAGTTCATTTAATGTCTCTAGAACATTATCTGCTGCTATGGACATTGCATCGGTCTTTGCTTTGGTCCAATAGCAAATTTGTAACAGGGTTTCTAAATCCATAGGCGCTACATATCTACACAAGAACTTATCGTACTGCCATGTTCGCTTTAAGAAAGACACTTCAGTTATATCTCTCCAAGCATTAGTAGCTTCACCTTTCAGTTCAGTAGTGTAGACTAAATCTATTTCACGCATATATTTTGGAATAGTCAATTCATTGAGATATGGTCGTAATTCTCTACAAACACTAAATACATTATCGTCTCCCATCAAAATGAGTCTAACATTTTGACAAAAATCATCTGTAGATAAGCCAATATCATATTCATCAACTACTCTATAGTAACAATATCCAAATGCAATTGCATTATATACAC